GAGGGAGACCGGAACAAGATGCTATGACTCTGGAACAGAGCCACCCGCGATAGTCGACACCCTCACATCTGTTCCCTCAAACGTCCTATGTCGGCCTCTACGCTCGTTGCGTCATATTTAGTGTTTCACTCTCTGTTTTCGGCTAACCTTTCTGACCTTACTTTCGTCTTATCTCCCTGTTTTCCGAGCGTTGTTTCGGAGATCAAATAAAGGTATAGGTCCCGTTTCTGCGGGGTCTGTATAATGCCGTCATTTTCGTTCGCCTGTCTCAACAGAGCACCTAATTGGACACACCGACATCGTAGTCTTCCTATGACGGTGCCGGTGCTCCCTTGAAAAAAGTCTAACGACGTTTTCGTCCGCCGATATAGATCTTGATGATGATGGTTACCGAGACGAAAACGGCTACTGCTCCTATTGTGTACGGCGTCAAATATGGCATAACAACAGCGAGGAATCGCCCGATGTAGTCCATCGTGGTCGGAACCGTGGAGCTCTTGAGCTCCGCGTTGATGTCGGCCTTCTTTGTGCTGTGCCCCCATTCTCCACCTGGCCATTTCTCGTTGAAGACGACTGTTATGGTGATGATCGCGGTCAATGCCTCCTGTGGTTGCAGATCAAAATCCTTGTCTACGACAATGAAGTGGTACTGGACTGGTCCCCAGGTGTCGTTCGTGTTGAGTTCACGAACTTCGTTTGCGATCGTGAACGTCCGAGTCTTCCCTTTTGCATCTATCTGCATCTCGATGTTCTGGGTCTTGACGGCGGAGGTGGTGCCGCCAATCTGAAGAACTTTGAACGTGACCTCGACAAGCTGACTGGTGTTGGTGACAATTACGTCAGGCAGATTGAAGAAGGTTCTGTACTTGCAGACGCCGCTAGGGTTCTTGACCTCTTCGTCCCAGAAACCCGAGCCGGCGGACGCTGGCTGAATGATCAGACACAGGGCAATCATGAGGAGACAGACTGCAAGATGACGCCGACGATAGCAGCTCATCATATCTCGTCTCCGGGCGGAGACCACGACCTTCCACTGGCCAGCGGTTATGGCACCACAGATATTATGGTGCCATAGACGTAATTAAGGATTATGGTACCACAAAAAGAGGGAGAAAAAGGATTGCTAGCGCGTCACATGTCTCCTTGACCTAGAGCTGAACTTTGAAGGATCATTGACGCGGTCGAGCATCTCTTGAAGGGTAAGCCCTTGATTCCATTGGTACTCTTCTAGTCGTCTCTTGTACATCTGCTCTTGCGCTTCGAGTGTAGACACATGCTTACTTTTCTTTTCGACTTGAATCGTCGCCATCCTCCTCACCACCATATAGCCTGAAGAAAGGCATCTTATAGTCCTCGCTCACATCCTTGCATATAACTTGAGTCCTTGTCATGCCATCCAGAACGCGTACTAGTCCCTTTGTTATGTCTGATTCATGTTCGTTCATTTCTTCCACGGGCAGCTTAATCTCCTTGAGGATGTGGTAATCCATCTCAAACAAATGTGATGGCATCTCGAACAGCAGTTGCGTTATGATCTCATCACTCAAGTGTTCCTTGTTCAAGGCATCTCGCAACATATAGTCGCTTAGAAGGCGCTTGGCATAGTGGCCAGTTAGGGTACGTTCTCTAAAGAAAAGCCCAACGTTCAAGGCCTTGACCTGCCTCGTCATCTCTACAAGCAGGGCAGAATCGACATCTGTTGTGCTGTTCGTGCGTCCATCCTCCTTCAACATTTTTTCCATTCGTCTCCTACATTCACAAGCAAAATCCTGGAAGTAGTCGATATTGAGGAGTTGTATCCCTTTACTGCTCTCAGGACCCCCCATTGTGATGTCGATTGGAGATAGCCCAGCGTGGGCACCGAGTCGGATCTGGTTCCCGGCAAGACAAGTCAAGGTTCCTCCGCTGTAAGCATGTTCAGGAACAAGGAAGATGACATGTTCAGCAAAGTCGCGAATCAATTGTGCAATCCTATATGCAGCAGTCGGGTTGCCACCGAATGTATGCAGTAGAACATCAAGAGAGGGCTTGAGCTTGTCTCTGGTCCATGTCCGTCTTCGAAACTCCCCGTATAGATCCCTTACATCTTCCGGGTCTCTCATTGTTCCGTATCCGTTTGGATAGTAGACAACAAGAAGTGGGCGTCCTCTTGCTTGAATGATCTCGTTCGCCTGCCTATCCAAGTCCTTAGTAGCATCGTCTTCATCTGTGCTTGGCATCTTTCTTCATCCCTCGTATGACAAGCGCATCCTTATCGACTGTCTGTTGCAGTTCCTCTCCTTCTCTCCAGCCTAGACGGTCCACAGTCTCTTCAGGGATCGTTACGACATGCTTGTAGTGTTCCTTGTCTTTGTACTTGTAAGCGAATCGTTTTTGCAACCTAACCAATTTTCCTCAAGCAAAGGTAAATGGCCCATGCCCTATATATTTGTGGTGCCATAAAGAGCAGGGACGCAGGAGTATTCTCGTTCTTCCTTAAGGTCGGACTCGGGAGGCTAGTTTCGTTTGGGTCTCTCCTTACGGTGTGGTTCTCTCATTGGCTATGAATGGTATGTATCCCCTTCTGGGGGTATGCGATCTGTGGATTGCGACCCGCCTGGCGATATCCAGGTCATGATTCCCTACTGGATCTACAGGCGAATATGCAACCTCCTTGTGGCGGTGGAGAGCGCCGCGAAGCCTGAGGACTACATCGTGGCCGTCCTGGAAGGCCACGCCAGGAGACTCAACCTGTGAATCCGCGAGCCGAAGGCGCCTTTGAGGCCGTGAGTTACATGCGGGAGTTCACGCGCAAACACGGCGGAAAAGAACGGTTCTTGGCGATCCTTGAGGCTGAACTTGATGCATTGATCGATGACATCGTAACCGGGACGGCTGTCGACTTTCGGCTGAGACTCAGGAATCCGGCCTAGAGGATCTCTTCGGTTCTCAGGAGCTCCTTGATCGCTTCCGAGGCCACATCCGTCCTGCTGTGCAGATCTCTTCTCTTTGCCCTATCACCTTTGAGGTACTCGTCGACGAGTTCAAGCAGATCCTCCGAGACGTGAACGTTGCCCCATTTCACCTTCTGCTTCTTGGGCATGTGCATGTAGCCTCTTTGCTACAAGGGTGCAGCAAACTGTTATATAGTCATTCCGCTGCAAGATTGCTGCAAAGAGGTAGCATGCATATTGGGGAGACAGGGAAACGTCCGAGTTGACACGGAACTGATTACAGGACTGAAGCGCCTGGTCAAAGAGAAGCGTGACCAACTCGGGCTGAAGAAATACCGAAGCGTCTCACAGGTCACGGAAGAAGCGATCCGAAGATTTCTCCTCCATGAGCGCCAAACCGTGGAGGTTCCGGCACGATGACCGGCACGATGACCGTCGAGCCGGTCATTCTGGCCTGTGAACGCTGCAACCAAGAAATCTACCGGGACACGGCATACAAACCAGGTGCCGTTCGCAAAGCGAAAGATGAACACAAGCAGCATTGCCCAGCGCAACCGAGAACGGAGGTTCCGGCGTAGATGGCTCGCATGTGGATGGATCCCACATCCGGACGCGAACTCCTCGTCTACTCTCGAAAAGAAATCCAAACCCAAGTCAAAATGAAAATGTTGACAGAATTGGGCATTGATCTCCATGATGTGCACTGCACCTGCTGTGGACTACGCCTAACCGACTTGTCAAAGATCAAAGTCTCAGGCCGAGGCGCGATTGGACCAGAGTGCTCGAAACCAGGACACGTGATGCCGTGCCGTCACAAGGGGGAATTCGCAAAGGAGATCGCGTAGATGGCTGAGGAGTCGCAGGAGAAGTACACGCACAATCCGCACCTCCAGAAAGCCGTCGACGATGTCCTTGGCCATCAAGCCTTCCAACCGGTGGCCGAGTTCAAGGTCGTGGCGGTACTCGCCAAGGGGAAGGCCCCCGCCGATCGAGAAGCGGCCTCATGCCGAAAGATTCCCAACGCAATTAGAACCGTGTCAGGAATCCATTTTCTCCTCGTCTTCTGGACGGCTGAATGGGACGCGATGACTACAGCTGAACGGCATCGCACGATCGTCCATGAATGCATGCACATAGGGTCCAACGACGACGGTGAGCCGAAGATCCGGTGCCATGGCGGCGACTTCTGTGAGATCCCTCAACACGACAAGGAATCCTTGGAACTCGCGAAGCAGATTCCCATCCCAGCAAGCCTCGCGGAGTTCGACAGGCAGGCGACCATGGGATGACCGACCCTAGACTTGACGATGTCGCCCAAGCCCTGGCCACTGAAATACAGAAGAACACCGCCGAACTCAGCCGGGTGGCCAAGGCACTCGAAGGCATCCTAGGATCCCTGGAACACAAGGCCTACGTCATCCAGAATAGCACAAACCCTCCTGCCGGCACGACCAAGGTCCCAGGCATAGAACTCAAGCTCGAGTGGAAGCCCTTCAAGGACAAGCCTGGCCACTGGGCGTTCTCAAAGTCGAACCCGTTACTCAGAGACACGCTTCTGGCGGCACCGAACAAGGCACTGGAACATGGCGGCTTCAAGTACCGACTCTCGGGCGAGCAGGACATGTTTATTCAGAGATTCCTAGCTGGAGGCGGCAGGGCATGAAGCGGGGAACCCACGGCGGACGAAACGCTCACTCGCACAACTGTTTGGACACAGGCCCCATCGCCTACCTCCTAACCTTGATTGAAAACGCGGCGTCGGGATCCTGGCGTGAAAACTGCAAACAGTACGAGGGACCAGGGCCATGAGTGCTCCTGATCTTCGCCAGAAGCATCTCTTCGACTTCTGCGGCAACCTGACACCAGAGGACCGCGAGGACCTCGGGCGACTCGCCACCAAGATCAACACGCTCCGACGCGTCGAAGAGGCAATCGAGAAGGGCCACGTTCAGACCCCCGCGTTCATCCCTGGATGGTTCGACGACAAGAACTTCATCGTCACCCTCCAGTGGCTCGCGTTCTTCGCCATCAGAGGCTACCTCAGCGAGAATCACCATCCCGCGGAACTCCACGATATCTACAACCGTGTCGTCGAGAAGATCCGCGCAGCAATCCGAGAAGGCAGCTGGCCACGAGACTGGAAGATACCATCCAAGCGCTCGGTAGATCGGCGCGTGAACGAAGTCGCTAGCAAGAACGCGCTTGAGAACCACATCATGCGCGGAGGGAGGCCTCGCGTAATCGCGTCATCCGCTGGCTTCTACGTGCCAAACCCCGCACTTTTCGAAGATGTCGCCAAGATGCTGGAGGGCAATACGAGATGAGCGACTGGTTATTCACCAAAATTGGTGAGAAGCTCGCGTGCCCTCTAGTCGTGATGTTTCAGTCAGGGAGGTTCAGGACGCCCGTCGCAATCCTAGATGTATTCGATCTAGTCGCTGCCGTTAGAGAGTACGGTCAAGAGGCGTTTCTGAAAGAGTTGGCTAGAATCGACAAAGAGGCCAAGGAGATGAAGAAATGACCGGGGTTCTTCTCGGCCAGACCGCGAAGGGCGCCAACGTTGAACTTGACCTGCAGGAACTTGTGACCGGGCGGACATTTCTCTGTTCCACCAGTGGCGCCGGGAAGAGCCACACCTGTCGACGCATCACGGAGCAGGCGTTCGGCAAAGCAGGTCTGATCATAATCGACGTTGAGGGAGAGTACGCAAGCCTCCGCGAGAAGTTTCCCTTCCTGATCATCGGCAGAGATGTGCCCTTGGTGCCAGAGGCAGCGGAATTTTTGGCCGATCAAACGCTGGCCGACGACCTCAGTGTCATCATCGACGGCAGCGACATCAACCTAGACGACGCTACCTTCCAAGAGTTCGTTCAGCGATTCGTCGACCGATTCCTAGCGGTCGAGACCACGCAACGCAAGCCCTACTTGGTCATAGCTGAGGAGGCTGACGAGCTCGCGCCGGAACACAATTTCGCCAAGTCCCTCTGCGGCCCGGCCATGATGAAGCTTGCCAAGAAAGGTCGGAAGCGAGGCGTGGGCCTCATCGTGGTCACACAACGACCACCGTCTGTGGCCAAGGGCGTGATCGCGCTATGCCGCAGCAAAGCAATCGGACAACTCGACTGGGACCCTGACAAAGAAGTGGTCCACAAGTTCGCAAGGATCCCAGAGGACGTCACCGCGAGACTTGCCACATTCGAGAGGGGCGAGTTCTATATCTCCGGTGACTTTGTCGCTAAGCCGGTCGTGGTCCATGTCGGACCAATTGTGACCAAACACGTGGGCGAGACACCAGAAGTGGTGCCGCCTGCCCCCAAGGAACTGGCTGACGTCATCGCACAACTCGCACAGAAACTCCCAGCCATCACTCGAGAGAAACTAGCGCCCGAGATTCCACATGTCCGAGAGATTGAGGATCGCATCAAAGTCAAGTTCGAGGCCCAATGGCAGGCGCGACTCGACAGAGTCAAGAAGGAACGTGACACGGCCGCGCACCGTTTCGAGGCCAAGTATGAAACGAAGATAGCGGATCTCCAACGCAAACTGGACGATGCAGTCCGGCACGCAACAATGAAGGGTGGAGTCAGCGATCTACTGTCGCATCCGCTCGTACAGAAGAACCTTGAGAAGCTGAAGGCGAAGCAGCGGGCGTTCGTAGAGCTCCTAGAGACCAAAGGCCCTCAGGATTCCGAGCACGCAAGCCTCTTCCTCGAGATCAAACCGAAGAGTGTGCCCGACTTCACGTATGATATCAATCGTAAGATACCGAAGCTCATAGAGAATCAGGGAGGCCGGTACATCAGCAGACTCGCAAAACTGTTCCCGGTCACCGAGGAAGCACAAGCCGAAGCCAAGGAGAGCGAGACACTGCGTTCTGAGGTGCAGGACGTCAAGGCCTTAGCCGCTCACAAGGGCACCCTTCTGGACCAAGCGTCAGCTGAGATCGGGCGTCTCACCAAGGAACTTCGGAGCGTGACCATGGAGCGTGACATGTTCAAGCGTTCCAGTCAAGCCATGGCCGAAGCAGCCGACGCGGAACATCAGGAAAAGATTGAAACTAGCCGGCAACTGAGCGGAGTAAGCGAAACGCGCGAAACAAGTGTTCCAAGCGGAACGCGCGGGACAAGCGAAACGAGTGTTCCCGCGAATAGCAGGACGGTCATCCCGGTTGAGGCTACGCTCCGCCGGACGCTGACGAGTCTCGATGTCATCGCGAACACTGAGAAGTTCGACGCTGAGGAGTCCACCTGGGAAGGCAAGATTCTCGCTCGTGGCGTTGACGGATTCTTCAAGGAACCGAAGCGACTCGGCACCGTTGTCACGGAGCTCGTTAGAAGATACGATGTCAGCGATTCGGGAGGAAACAGGGAGAGCGTAGGAAAAGCTCTGGCCATGTTGGTCTCGAAGGGCATCCTCGACCGGCAAGGCACGCCCGCACAGTGGCAATATTCAGAGTCACCCGAATTCCGCGATCGCGTCAGACAGAAAGAGGTCGCGTGAATGCCTTGCGTGAAGCGCGGTATCGCAATCCCGCATGAACTCCATGCTGTCATTCAGGAATATGCTATGAAGTGCGATGTCAGCGTCAACCACGTGATCGTTCGAATGCTTCAGGTCGCGAGACTACATATCATTACGGCAGAGGGGGTAGGCTACCCGGCCGATTGTGCACATGTCTCGCAACAAGTTCCCCGGCTTTCTGAAATCACACATGGCAAGTTCCTCTTGTCCCGGCGAAGGCTAGTCAAGCTCCTAGGTCTGCCGACCGCCCGTCACAGCCGCTTCCGAACCCTCGTTCGGAATGGTGCCGTGGAGATTCAACAAAGCGGTTTCGCTGGCCACTCAAAGCATCACGAGAAACTCGTGAGAATTCGGAGGGATGTGGCATTCACACGGTGAGTCGGGGCGTCAGATTCAGCGTCGAGATGCAGACTTGGATCTACCAGGCGCATCGAGTCGCTGACATCAGTGAGAGTCGCGTCATTCTCCGGATGCTTCAGATTGCTCGCGAAGACTTGGCCGCTTTCGATGATATTGGTCTCAGGACCGTCCTCCGTGAACCCTGGCAGAACATTCGGAAACTGCCGGCACTCTCACGCAGAATGCAGAAACGAAGTCACGGCCGTTTGAGCGCCATTCTAGCGACTAGGCTCACAGTTGCCGACAAGAACGCTGTGAAAGAACTTGCCAAGAAGCGTCGGACCACGATGTCAAGTGTTCACCGTCAACTCCTCCAAGGAACAATCGCAAAGGGATCTGCTTGAAAGTCGTTGATCTCTTCTGCGGGGCGGGCGGGTTCAGTCTCGGCTTCGAGAGAGTAGGCTTCGAGGTAGTGCTGGGCGTCGACGTTGATGAGGCAAGACTCCGCACCTACGAACAGAACCATCCAGATGTCACGGTCTGGCAGGAGGACATCCTGAAACTCGACGAAAGCAAATTGCCGAAATGTGATGTCCTGCTCGGTTCAACTCCCTGCGCATCCTTCAGCTTGGCCAACAAGACTGTCCGTCGCACCGAAGACATGACGCTGACGAATCGCTTCCTACAAATCGTGGATCGAGTGAAGCCAAAGTGGTGGGTCCTCGAGAATGTTCCGCCGGTCGCGTTGAAGTTGCCTTGGACGCGGCGGCCTAAGACGCTCAATGCAGCTGACTATGGGGCTCGCCAGATTCGTTTTCGCATGTTCGCAGGCAACTACCCAATCCCTGAGTTGAGACATCGGAGTTGGCCCTTGGCCAAGCGTGGGAGCCAACTGATCCAGGGGCGCTTGTTCTCGAAGCCTCTGCAGCCATGGCTACCCGTTCGCCCGATCCTGGCCAATGACGAGCCTTTCCTTGGTCGACGCGACTATCCGAACCGTCACGGCGAATCCTACCGCAGCACCGAGTTACCATGCTGGACGGTGACGGGTACAAATCGATTCTTCGCTATCTCGCATGTCGGCGAGTTTCGGCCTCTAACGACGAAGGAACTTGGAATGATTCAAGGCTTCCCAGCGGACTACAAGTGGCCGAATCGCACGGTCGCGATCAAAGCGGTGGCAGATGCGGTGAATGTTGAAACAGCAACCGCCATCGCGCAAGCGATCTTGAGATTCACAGAGCCGAAGCATACGGAGAAACTACTGGCGGCGCCGATCACGGAGGCTGCCGCTGCTTGAGCGCCGATCAATCCGCCCCGGTAAGGAACCTGTTGTGCAGTGAGTGTGGCGCCATGCAAGACTACAGGCGCCGGGACGGGAACTGGTTCTGCAGCAGATGCGGGAAGATGATGACATGACTACTTCTTCTCTGCGCTGCCAGAATCCAGCGTGCTCCAAGGTCATCACGCCGAGATCTCACGCCATTCCTAGAACCGTCCAGATTGGCGGCGTCACCTATCACACGTACTTCTGTTCGGAGAGTTGCGCCGAAGTCATCGCTCGGAGGAGCCGTCAATGAATCGGACAAAGATCGAAACCTGCGACTTCACAACGAATCCCGTTTCAGGATGCAAGCATGAATGTTGGTACTGCTACGCGAAGCGGGGCTACGAGCGTTTCCACCGCTCATTTGAGCCAACGTTTCACCCTGACCGGCTCTCTGAGATTGGGCAGATTAAGGGTCCGGCGGAGGCCGACAATCACTGGCGCAAGCCTTGGATCGTGAGGGCCTTTCCGAAAACATGGCTCATCTTCGTATGCTCCGTAGCTGACTTGTTCGCGGAGTGGACTCGGGCAGAGTGGCGTGATGCTGTCCTCGACAAGATACGCGAGCCGAGTGCTGACGATGTGATTTTTCAGTTGCTCACGAAATCGCCCGAGGGAATTCCTGACGATAGCACCTTCCCGGAGAATGTCTGGCTTGGCGTTACGGTCACTCAACAGAGCGAGATTCCCCTCTTGGAGAAACTGGTTGCAGAAGACATTCCCTCAAACGGCAAATTCTTCCTCTCCTGCGAACCCCTTCTCGGACTGATCTCAATCCCCAAGAAACTCGGCGAACTGCTAGACTGGATCGTCGTCGGAAAACTGACGGGAAGCAGAAGGGTTCCCCTCGAAGCGCATTGGGTCGCCTCCCTCATGGGTCAAGCAGACGCACTCAAGATTCCAATCTTCGTGAAGGATAGCATTGTCAGAGAACTCGGTGACCTGTATCGCATGAAGGAGTTCCCGAAGCCATGAGCCGCATCGCGATGAGTCATGCTCGCTGGACGACAACTCACCAGTACACGCCGAAACACCCACGCAAACTTGAAGATACCAAATTGGAGCGGGTGATGCGCCGGATCCTCGAAGAACTCAGCCGCGAGTTCGACACAGTCTCCTTCAAGTCGCAGGATGGCCGCTACGATTTCTGGCTCAACGGAGTCCCAATCGACGTGCAGGGCCCCTTTCATGTGAAGCAGACTCAGCGAGATCATGACGCCTTCAAGGCAAGCGAAACCATCAAGGAAGGCATACCGCCGCCACAATACTTCACTGAAGAACAACTGCTCAAGCACAGGGAACTGGTGAAGGCGTTCCTTCACGCACTCGCAGTCCTCACAGGATCCCACCCCAAAGAGGCTGCTTGAGATGACTTCTAGATGTGATTTGTGTCCCTGCAGTAATCACTGCGTCGAGACTCAGTTCTGCGGTACACTCAGTCTGATCTTTCAGAGGATCCCCGAGGCCCCGATCAGGCTTGGTGAACCTGTCTCAGTAGGGTCGCGTTTCCTTGGAACCGTTGTCGGCATGCGCTTACTCGAGAATGGGAACCTATTCGTGAAGTTGCGAGTAGACGATTCGGATAAGCAAAGAGACCGATTTCAAGCGCTAGCCATGAAGTACGGCTTGCCCCCAGACCTCAACGTGCGTACTATCGCCAGGGTGATGAAGGCGTTAGTCTACAGTGGAAATACCGGTGGTCTTGGAAAATGAGTGACAACCAACCAACCAACCAACCGGACCATGTTTTAAAACAAACAAACAAACAAACACCAGGAGCTCGCGTCCAACGCACATTTGACGTTCCAGTGAATGAGGAGGGGGTTAAGCTCTTGGAGATGGAGAAGGAACTCCTCAAGCGAGAGAAACACAATGGATGGTCAAAAGCTGATCTCTGCCGACAAGCCTGGAGAGAGTACATAGTTCGGCACCATCCTGGCAACCCGACGCCGCCGCTTTCCAGTTTCTTTCCAGGCGGACCGCCGCTGAGTGAGGCAGCTCGAGAGAAAATCACGAAACCCAAGACGGAAACATGCGACAAGTGTGATGGCACGGGCGTCGACAAGAGGGATGGTCATGCCTGCCCGGCTTGTGGCGGACATGGAGTCGTGTACATCGAATGATGGAGGTCGTGCAGAAGGTCAGCAAATGAAGAGGGAGAAAAGTCTCACGGAGCGGGTCATCATCAACCTATCTCCGGATGACTTGAAGAAGTTGGATGACTACTGCAAGGAGCACAGGGAGGATCGAAGCGGCTTTATCAGGCGCACCGTGATGGAGAAGGTTGATCAAACATGAGCGGCAAGTCCTTCGACCTGTACGGAGGCCACTCAGGTCTCGTCTTGCTGGCACGGGATCTGACGACGGAACAAGCTAGACAGAGATTTGAGAAGTTTCTCAGCGAGTCCGAACCAGGGTCTGAATTTCGTCTCGAACGAGTGGACAGTCTAGACCGCATGCCAGCGGCTGACCTGAAGCCTGAGATGATGATTGTTACCAGACGATGAACGCCCATGATAGGTTCTAAGAGAGGTGAGAGAGAATGAATGATGAAGCCGTCGCACTCCTTGGTCAGCGTATCAAAGAATTGAATCTACCGCAGCCGATAACAGCGAAACAAGCGATCGGCAAGACCCTGTCGAGAGTGGACGACATCGGACTGAGCCCTTATGGTTTCATAGAGTTCAGCGACAATACCGTCCTCTTCATGAAAGCAGAATACGAATATGAGGAGGACTGTGACCTTGTCATCCTTGGCTGGCCTCAATCTGTCGACTGCTATCTCTATTGGTACCTCGAACTGTGTCAGCCTGAGGCCGCCAAGCGGCTTGCAGAAGAGATTAGAGCGATCGAAGACAAATCACAAGCCGTAGAGCAAGAACGTTACGACCGAGACACATACGAGCGGCTCAAGGCGAAGTTCGAGGGAGAGAAGTCTTGATCAATGAAATCATCTTCGGCGCCTTCGTTCTAGTGCTATGCTTGGGATCTTGGGATGTTGTCAGAGAAGCGGACCCGACATCAATCGGAGATCTCTTCACGAAACTCGGGGAGGGTTTGATCGGACGCCTCGCGGGCTGGTGGCTTATCGCTGTTTTCATCTTGATGCTCTTGCGCATCGTACCTTAGGCCATGCAGGAGGTCCTAGGACAGAAAGGATGTGTCCGACGCATCTCTGGCATGACATTCTGCATGTCGCCACTTAAATGGGGTCACCATCACAGTCTCTCTCACTCGCTGTCGCCTACGAATGAAGTGGCTGAGGTTGCCTGACTTGCTTTCGAGTTGGGTGGCCACTAGCGGAGGCTTTAGGAAATATGCCTAGCAAGCACCGCAATCGAAGAACCGCTTGGCTGAGCAAACTCGTTTCTCTTGCCCGGCGTCGCGGGGACCGGCGCCCAAGGGACTTCATCGTTCGTGACATTGAAGATCGCTCGGATCAGATTCGGCGGGCTGAGAATGAGGCTCACCGCCCCCAAGACGGGACGGCCGAGGTCATAATCCATATCGGTTGCCACTATCCACTCGCCGGCCTACACGAAGGCGAACTCTTGCACCGCGGCCTCTCATACATTCATCCAATGCTAGTGATCAATTGACGCTTGATGATCAGATCGCGTTGATGCTTACGCCTGAACCAAGAGGCCCGAAAGAGCGAAAACGAGTATGCCCGACTTGTGGGCACCCGATACTCAAGTAGTATTGTAGTATTTTGTGATTGAATCACATTCGCATCCGAAAAGCCCGATGATGGGATACAGACTGCAAGGTCCCAGGTCCGGAGGGTTAGAATAGCTTCGCATAAGGCGATGATGCCCGGGTATGCTGAGCCAAGTTTTCCATTTTCTAGTCACGTGCCCATCGCTTGGCTCTGTGCCGGGTGGATTGGGAAAGTCGACTCGCGTGATGGGTCTGCGAGCAGCCCAATGATTGCTCGCAACTTCTAGTGATTGGTTATGAATGTGAAATACAATCTGAAGAGAGGACTCCACAGAGTCTTCCCCGGTAGGTTCATCCCTAGCCGCCACAAGAACGTGCGAACAGGCAAATTCGTCCCCGATGAGAGAAAGGACGAGCCTGGAGTCGTGACGTTTGGCAGACTGTTCCCAAAGAAAGAACACAAGGCCAAGATTCGCCAGGTCCGTCCAATAACAGATTTCATGCCTAGATGGATGCTTGAAGCTGACATCGAAGATTCGTGGGACTGGAGAGCCGTCAAGATGGCAGACGGCACGGTCAAGGACTTCACTTGTAATCAAGGATTCAATCAAGGCCCTAAGGGGTCTTGCACCGCTCCAGGATCGACCGGAATGTGCGGCAATCTGGAACTTGTAGCTGGAACATTCCCGAAGGGCGGACTCTGCAAGCTCTGGATATACAATGATGCACGCAACCGCGACGGATTGCTGAACCCGCCTCAAGAGGGCGCGTACATGATCACCGTCATGACCGCAGCGAAGGAAGATGGAATCTGCCGTGAAGCCCTGAAGCCATACGATGTCAATGACCCCGAGTTTGATAGTTGGCCATTCAAGCGCCAAGCTCTCATGATGGAGGACGCGGAGAATTTCAAGATCAAGGACTTTGCCCTTGTCGATCCTGAGGGAATGGAAAGCCAATGGGTTGACCTAATGTGCAGAGCCATTCGCTTCTTCGGCGTCATAGATATGGGAACGCCTTGGACAAGCGACTGGTCACAGAACCTCACAGGGCACATGAAAGTCCCAACCGGCGGCTTAGACGGAGGACATAGCTGGGACACTCTCGCATATTTGGTACTGGAGCGAGACGCCAACGGAAAGATCACTAAAGCCCTGTTCTATGGACGAAACAGTTGGGATGCAGAGTGGCCCTTAGGGACAACAACTGGCGACTTCGATTATCCAAGCGAGACTCTGAACTGCGCGAAGTGGATCCAGTATGGCGGCTCAGAGAATTATCGCGCCATCACTGCTGAAACACACGTCTGCCCTGAAAATGAGCATTGGAGCTTCACAGACGGAAAATGCGTCCCAGACGGGTCTGGACCTCAGCCGACGAACTGCGATCAACAGTACGACGATGGTGTAGCGCAATGCGACGCCGACTTTCAACGGACTAGCGACATCTGGGCTTGGATCTACTGCTTCGTGCAGAAGCTTGTGACTTGGGTGACTTGCACCTATGGCACAGCGTACACGGTCTCCAAGAAGACAAGCTACACGGGAACAGGGAAGAAACGGAAGAAGAAACTCACGCTCACCGTGACTGAGAAATGACCTACCCGCAGCCGCAAGTTGCTGAGTCAGATCAGCCTAGACTAATCATCGCGCTCGTGGCGATTGGGGCCGCAATATTCTTTGGATTAATTGCTGCCCTAGCCGCAGGTACTCCGATCGGCGATGCCGCCTTCAAAATCTTCATGGGCTTCTTCGGCTTCGGCAACGCGGCGATACTCTGGTACTTCGACATAAGGAGACTTTACTACAGATGATTCCTTGGCCACCCGTCTATCTACAGAAGGCAGGCTATCAGTGGTACAGTTTATTCGTCCCTGAGTGCTGCGGCTGGTGTGCCAACGATCTCATTCGCCTCGCGCCTCAAGTCAACTGGTGCCCGAACTGCGGAAAAGTGCAGGCTCAACGATTAGGAGTTAGAACATTCTGAGTTTTCTACGTGAACAGAATCGGACAGGTCTGGCAATCGCTGTCGGCCTAATCATATTGCTCTCACTTCTGTTCATCCAATACTACGCCATGTGGAGCACTCGAATGGGGCCACCGCCACCCGGCAAAGACTACGTCGGCCTTGTCGTTCAAGCCTTCCTCAAGGATCCGATCGGGATAACCCTAAACCAGAATGAAGGATCTGGACCCTGGCTGCGTCTATTCCCGCTTGGGCTCATCTGGATATGGGCAAGTTACTTCATCAAACGAAAATACGCAGAGCACCGGCATATCGTTGACAAACTGTTCTGGGCAAACTTCGCTTGGTGCGTTTGGGCAACAATCTTTGTTCTCGTGACGATGATCTTCAACGGTGCGGCCCAACACTACCAATGGTACGCTTGTCTTACGCCCGGGTATTGTAGCCCACAGCCGCAGGGAACGATGGATAAGTACACTCACGGACTCGCAACGGGGTCCATCATAGCGATTCTTGCCACATTGAATATCAAAGACTTGCTCGGCCTCCGAGGAAGATTCGGACGTCTCCTTGAGATCGCCCTCCTTCTATCGGTGATCGCGGTCGCAGTGATCTATTGGGAGTGGGCTGAGCTCCTGGACTTGTTGAGATATGTGAGCACCTACATCGACGCCGAGACTGATGTGATCGTCGGCATCATGGTTGCTGCTTTCAACTTGCTGTTCTACAATCTTGTGGTCGCCCACGAGGAATGAGAGTTTGTGCCGCTGGTTCCTCTGGCCACCGAAACTTTGGCTTTGCTTCCTGAAGGGCCATGAAATCATAGGAGGCGTTCGGCCTATCGCAGGCTGGGTCTGTTGGACTTGCATTGGGAAGAGACAGAAGCATGGAGACTGATTGAACAATGCCCGACGGTTTCGATCTCTCGATGCTGAGCGACATGATCCTGCCAATGCTGCCAATTATCGGCGGCGTCATCGTTGGCCTATACGCTGTCGCTCGGAAATCATGGAAGACCGAACAGACACTGCGTGAGGTCCACAAGGAAGTCTGCGGTACAAATGATCATCCAGAACTGGGCCTGAAAAGCCAGATGAACGCTCTCACGGATCGCGTCAGTACGCTTGAAACACAGTTCGGCCCATTCCTCAAAATCCTCGAGGACAGCCTTAGCAGACTGATGATAGGCGGCAGGCCAGGAAACCCAATCGACACTGCAATGCTGGGAAAGATCAAGCTCGGCTTTGCTACCGTGAACGAAATCGAAGCCTTTGACGGTGCGCTTGTCAAGGAGATCGAGGAGAAAGGGCCTGACGCTTTGGGTGTTATCGTGCTCAGGTCTTGGCTTGCGCTGAAGAAGGCTGAACGCATATGATCCTCAGTCTCAACAGCCTGCGTCGATGGGTGCTGGAAGCCCAACGCGAGAAGAACTGGCAAACGGCCTCGCGCCTATGCAAGCGGGAGACACCGTACTGCCGGATCTGTCAGGCCAAGACGAACCTTGAGGCGCACGATGTCAAGCCCTATCATCTGATCGATGGAGAGGTCCGAGCCAAGATGACGGTCGGGCAATGGGTCAAGAACATGCGCACACTGAGCCATGACTGCCACCGGGGCATAGCCCACTGCGATGACCCCGCCTTTCTGCAATACAATCCTCAGATCGATGAGATCATCCAGGACGTCAACATGCATGCTAGGGCTTGCACAACGAAAGGCCGCTAACAAGCGGTTGAGGTGAATCGAAGCATGAATGAATATCTCAAACACTTCCTCTATTTGATCGCAGGATCCTACCTGATCACCGCCAGTTGGAGAGCTGGGCTTGGCCTACTGCTGACAGCAGGCCTCGCAGGCTGGGGCCCCGACTTCGCCCTCTTCCTGGGAATCAATCTCCTAGGAATCTACGTTGCCATCACAGCGACGTTCTTCTTTATCGTTGCAGCCATCGCCGTCGTGAAGAACTGGGCTGAAGAGATAGGCGCGATCTGGAAGCGACTGATCAGTAAAAGCAGACAAAGACGAAGACGGTAGCGATGCGGGATTGGCCGATCGCTGACCTTGACGGCGGGGAAGAACTTGACACGATGCCGAGAGATGAACTCGTCGTCGTATTGCCGTCCTTCAATCGTCCCTATCTTTGGTTTCGAGTCCTCTGCGTGAACTATGACGGATACGACTGGCCAAGGGAGGTGTAATCAACATGTTTCACCCGATCGCTAAGATCAAGGAGCATCTAGCAGACTGGACGTTCTGGCATCTAGGCTTCGGCTGCTCAGGAGCCGCCGACAAAGACGGCGATGTCTACTGCTACGAGATCAGCTGGCCTTGGATCTGGCGCTATCCTGCCTGGTGGTACGAAGCCCTGGACGAATACGATCGCGAGTATGGCAGCCATTGGGGCGTGAAGCAACGGTGGCAACTGATCGGCCTCACCTTCCTTTGGGAACTGCTCAGCCTCATTGATGGCACCGCCTGGAAGAAACAAGCGTGGCTATGCAACGGCATCCCTACGCCTCTCGCGAAGCAGCTTGCTAGGAGACCAAAGAAGAAGCGATGAACACCGAGACTAAGCTGAAGCTCCTGGCCGCTGTGGCGGTCTTCTTCGGCATCTACATGATCCTGGACGGCTTCGGTTCGATCCTCGAGTATCCTCTGCAGCCGTTCTGGTTTGACCACTTCGTTCGAGTTTGCCGCATGATCGCAGGCTTCATCGAGATCGTGGTGGCAATCGTCATCGTATGGCTTTGGGGGCACCTTTCACGCGGGATGTGGCAATCTCTCAATGATCTGTGACGGTTACTGCGGCCGAGACTTGCCAAGCAACTTCCTGAAGCCCGTCGACCGACAAGTACGAGAGGGAACGCTTCTAGCTGTCCGAACCCTGCAAGTGTGTAATGACTGTCGACGCGAGATGAAGAGAAAGAGGATAACCATTTGACCGCAAAGAGGCAAGAGCTGCGTGAGGCTCAGGACGAGATCAAACGACTCCGAATGCAGATTGAAGAAAGCACAAGTAGGAAAAGGCTCAGGTGGATGCGTCTACGTGGGCACCTGCTTTTAGTCTGCTACTTGGCGCCGCTGCTAGTAATCATCCTTGACGAAATAACGTATAGGATCTGGCCCAGCATCATCGAAGCCTCGCCACAAATAGCCTTGGGGACTCACACAATCAACCTGCAGACAATCGTGGCCACCGGCATCTACCTGGTTGCTTTGTCGCACAGCTTACCCGTATGGCACCATTCGGAAGGATAATCATTTGACGCCGAAACCATCACGCCATCTCAGGATTGAGTATGTGGATCCACACACACTGAAGCCCTGGAAGAGCAACCCGCGCACCATGTCCCCTGAGGAGCACGAGAAACTCAAGAACAGCATGAGACGATTCGGCATCGTGGACCCATTCATCGTCAGACACCGTGACAACTTGGTGATCGGTGGCCACCAACGCCTCGAGGATGCACTCGAACTCGGCTTTGCCAGGGTCCCCATTGTGCGCGTAGACATCACGAAAGAACGTGACATGAAAGCCCTCAACTTGGCTCTGAACAGGATCAGCGGTGACTGGGACAACGACAAACTGGCTGAAATCCTCAAGGAACTTGACAGCGCCGGCCTGGGTGAGCTCACAGGCTTCGACCAGGGAGAGATCGATAGAATCATCGCCAACATAGCCTCCCCTGATCTCGAGAGGGCGGAATCGAACGGCCCCCGTCTCAGCCTCCTGCCATACATGGGTGGCAAACAAAACCTCGTCCCGCGTCTCATCCCTCTGATCCCTGACCACACCGCGTATGTGGAAGTCTTCGGTGGAGGCGCTGCGCTCCTGCTGAACAAGCCGCCTAGCAACATTGAAGTCTACAACGACATAGACGGCGAAGTCGTGAACCTCTTCGAGACGGTTCGAGACAAACCAGACGCGTTCCTGAAGAGGGCGGAATTCCTCCTCTACAGTCGCGAGCTCAATGAACGCTGGAAAACAGATCTCAAGGACGGCAAGGCCCCCCAGGATCCGGTGGAGCGAGCTCTACACTTCTGGTATCTGATGCGTTCCAGCTTCGCAGCTCACCCGTACAAGGGCTGGGCGTTCAGCGAGACGACTGACCGGAAGCGCCCCGAAAGCATGTGGAACGGCCTCGCAGGCATCAGATCCATCCACGAGCGCCTCAAGATGGTTGAAATTGACCACCTAGACTTCGAACGCGTCATCAAGAACAGGGACACGCCTGACACATTCTTCTACCTGGATCCACCGTACCTGGACGCGGAAGAGTACCGCATGGGCATCTTCACGCTTGCAGATCATGAGAGGGTGCTCAAGACGCTTCAGGGATGCAAGGGCAAGTGGCTTATGACCACCGGAGACCACCCGGATGTACGGCGCCTCTTCCATGACTATGGCATGATCCTCACGGAGACCTTTCAGTCGGTCGAGAAGATCATAGGGGGAGAACGTCACAAGATCGGCCACTTGATCATCGCGAACTATCCGTTGCCACAGCAGGTGCTACAGGTTGCCTAAGAAGCCTAGGAAGAACCCCTCCAATAAACCGAACCCCCAAGGGACGATAGGGGATACGCCCAAAGAGACAAAACCGAAGGTCGACCTCAAGCAAGCCTTCGTGGCCATGCAGATCAAGGCGATGCAGCGAGCAGCCGAACCAATCACTCTCGAGTACAAGATAGATGATGTCGCAGGGGTCAAGGCGCTCAACCATCAGCTAGTGCAGTTGGCTTTCGACCGGAAAGTGGACGGGCGCACCCTCGGTGCCATAAACGGAATCCTCGCCAACCAGATCAGGATCCTGATACCGCATCCTGGCATCCAACAGAATGTGCAAGTCATTCAACAGACCACGCTCGACTCTGTGCAGAACTGGAAGAACCTGTTTGAACAAACTCCAGCGGAAGAGAGGTTAGTTGTCGCTCGGTTTATCAAACGATTGGCGGAATGCAAGGTCAGCCCTAGTACAAGTTGACCCCATAGCCCTCGCCTACCTCTACGGTGGCATCACACTTTCCCCGGGCCAGCAACGACTCGTCCGCCGAATCACAAGCCCCCTCGACCCGGGCGAGGTTCGCCAAATCATCGTCAAGGTCCATCGGAAAGGCGGCAAGACTGACTGTTTAGGTAATGCGTTTGCTCACCTATTCAAGCAGGACCCGACCCTACGCATCTTCCACCTGTCCGGATCATACTGGCAAGCAAACCGTCTTCATGACTATTTCCGTCCCCTCGTTACGAATGAAGAGCTGTTCCCTAGTGCGTTAGATGGGGAACCAACACGCTTTCTCACCAAATTCAAGGCAGGCGGAAAACTGGAAGTCCTCACCGCCAGCACCAAATCAATCCGTGGTGGCGACTCGGACATTCTCAGTATTGATGAAGCCGTTCTCGTTCCAATGCATCTGATCAATGCAGCGTGGCCGCTAATTCGCGCCTCCCGAAGACCCATACGCATCGTAACATCCACCGCAAGCGCTGAGGTCAACCTTGAATGGTTCGTCAGACTCTGGCAGAACGCGAAGAAACTCGGCTTCGAAGCACATGAGTGGCCCGAGTCAGAATGCCCTTGGATAAACACGCAAGAAAGGCAGCTAGCCGAACTTCTTCTTGACAGTCAAACAATCCGCGTCGAGTACGGCGGAGAGATTGCCGAGAGGACCGGTAGGGTCTGGGGCACATACAGGCTTGCCAGCGGCATTGTCATCGATCTCATCGACCACGCCTTAGTGGATCCACGCAGGGGTGAGGAATACCCGCTTCCTGCTGCTGATCCCCTCACTGAGAAGTGGGGCGGGCTTGACTGGGGTTTCGTAGGGCAAGCCGTCTACACCTTCTGGGAGAAGCAGGGCGACACCATTATCCTTCGGGACTGTCGCATCTGGGCTGAGACAAGTTACACGGAGATCAAACAGGAAATCAAGGAGGACTTCGGCAAGTATCCGATCTATCCTGACTCTGAAGCTGCAGCTGACAACGCCGACCTCACCAACATGGGTATGAAGGTCACACCCGTCATCTTCAGCAAGGATAAAGCCTTCCTGATCAGCCGCATCCGTTGGCGCCTTGAGAATGGCCTCATCAAGATTCCAAACCCCGAGGTGGATGCACGCTTCTTCACGCTTGTGCAGCAGATGAGGGCCTACCACTATGATGAGAAGACGGGCAAGCCTGTGAAAGTGAATGATCACTGCTGCGATTCAGTCATCTGCGCAATGAAACATGTTGAGGATCGCCCCTCCTTGCCTGAGGCTGTGTACGGTGGACAATGAGCATGAAGAAAAGAATCAATCTCGCAAAAGTGCCTAATGTCAAACCCGCATCGGATGCATCACAAGCCAAGGTCGGAACCAAAGCATCCGCTGACTCAATGATCACCGGCTATGGGTCAGCCATTGACATACCTCGCACATCGCTCGCGAAGGGCGGCAAATTCGGCGAAACGATCACTCCGCAAGCGCTCACATTCGCAGTCCGCCGGGAACCCGTAGCTAAGAAACTCGTCATGGACGTCGCTGAGGACATCTTCGACAAATGGTTCACAGTTCAAGCGATCGCGAAGGCTGAGCAGGCGCCTGACGCTGGCAAGACTCTTGATGAGTCCACGCAGACCCTGCTTGAGAAGCTTAACGCGAAATTCATCCTCATACGTGCAGCCCAATACGAGCGTCGCTACGGGTGGAGCATCATCATTCTCGGCTTCAAAGACATGGCGGGGCTTGAGACGCCTGTCCAGAATGCCAGTGAGATCGATCACCTGGCCACCTACAGCCCCCGAGCCGTCACTGTGGAGGCTGAGGATGAGAGCTCTGAAAGCCCCCGCTTCGGCTTGCCGGTGATGTACAACATCAACCGAGGCAAAGGAAAGAGCTTCAAGGTTCACTACTCACGCGTACTACATGTGGCCACGCGCCTAGACGAGCACCCCTGGGCAGGAATTCCCGTTCTCGAAACCGTTTGGGATGACATGACCGTCTACCGCAACATGCGATGGGCAGCAGGACAGGTTTACTGGCGAACGGCTGGCCTCATGGTCTTCACACTCCCAAAGGACTACACCAAAGAACAGATTGACACATTCTTTGCGTCGCTTGGCGACCCGAATGTCCGCACATTCATCGGCCTGCCAGATGACAAGAAACTCGAGATGCTTGGAGTCCAAGGCAGAGTCCCAAGCCCTGAAGACTACACAAGCCCAATCCTCCGCAGCATCAGCATGGGATCAGGAATTCCGAAGACCAAGCTCGAGGGCACCGAAGCGGGCGCAGTCACGGGCAGCGAAGTCAACCAGCGCGAATACTACAAGTACGTGAGCGATCAGCAGAAGCTGTACGAGTCCCAAACGGTCGGTCCGCTAATCGACAAACTCATGGAGATCGGCCAACTCACTCCGAATGTGGATTACGGGATTACGTGGGCTAGCAGCTTCGAACTAGACACCACGGCCCAGAACGCTGCCAAAGTTGCGGATGCACAAGCTGCCGCCAGCGAATTGAAGTACATGCTCATCGATGAAGTCCGAGCGAAACGCAACCTGAAGACGCTCAGCGAAGTCACAGGCGGCAAACTAGATGGGCAGATCCTTCTGCCGCCAGCCACACCTGGAGCCCCGCCAGTTGCTAGAATGTCTGCAGATGAAGCCCTTCAGGAGCCGCCAGGGAGATCACTGCTAGATTTCTTTCGGAACCTGCGTCGAGGAGATATACGAGGCCCACGCGACCCCGCGTGAGATTCCAATTCTCTCGGAATGAAAGCGAGAGAAAGGAGGTGAGTTGTTGTCGTCGAAAATTCGTGTTGTTGTTGATGGTGTAATTCACGATTTCGAATCCAAAGTCAGGTTACGAGTGATCAACCTGGCGGACAGGGACAACTTGTTGATTATCCAAGATGTCGCTAATCCGTCTGATGTCCAGGATTTGGCTGTGTTCCGAAAATGGGATTATTGGGAGAAAATGAAAGAATGAGTCAGCAAACGCAAGCGGTAAGGAAGTTCTGCCTAGACAAATTCACGTTCGATGCAGACGCGACGGTGACGGAGACGAGCGAGTACCTCACAGTTGAACCCGTCACCCTTGTCCGTGAAGGCGTCTACCCCTACGAGGATGGCCGGGTTCTCAAGCCTGGCGACGAGCTCGAGAAGGCCGCTCGAGTCAGCCGCCTGTATATTGCCTGGGATCATCCCCCGCTCCGCGTCATCACGCGGCCTCAGGAGATCAAAGGGCTCGTTGACGGAGTCCACACGGAGAAGGACAACAAGGGCGTCAAGGTCAAGGGCCGACTTAGCTTCGACAAGAAAAGCCTCAACCAAGACCAGCTTGAACTCATACGTTCGAAGATCCGGCGTGACGTCAGCCTCGGCTTCTACTACACCGAGGATCACACCCCAGGGTCCTGGAACGGCCAAGCCTACGACTACGTGCAACGGGATTTTGTCTTTGACCATGTGGCCTCAGTGGAGCATGGCCGCTGTCCTTTCCCTCAGTGCGGCATCGGCGTCGATGCGAATACACTCAACCTGCAAGCGGGCATGGGTGCAAGCGTGCGGATAGGCAACGACCCTTACCCGAACGAGCATAGCTGCCGACTCAAGGATCCCAGCGGATTCCAAGCGAAATCGTTCCGTCGCATCAAGCGAGGCAAAGTCAGCCTCATACTCGGCCGATTGAAAGGCCAACGCACTATGACGCTGCAGGCTATCCGTTATCCGAAAGCGTCATGGACCGAATCGGAAGCCCACGCGAACTGCAGCGAAAGAAAGGGCAGATTCGAAGCGGCCAGTTCTTCAAGTGATACCGTTATGACGAAAGAGAAAGACGATATTCAGAAGTTCCCATCTGCCGATGTGGAACTACGCGCAGCAGAAGAAGGCAGCGAACAGAAATGCGAACACTGCATCTTCTATGAGGCATGGAAAGGGCAGAACACCTGCCGAATCGTGGAAGGCCAAGTCGCCGCTAACATGGTCTGCAACGAATGGACTAGCCAAGCCGACATTGAAGACGTTATCCGAGCCTACCGGGGTGCAAGTGGCAAGGAGGAACCACCCTACCAAGAGAAGATGAGCGTCGACGATGTGGCCAAGCTTCTCAGAGAACTTCGCTCCCTAGATCGACCCTCGCTTGTGAAACTTCACGAGCGCATGCACAAGGCAGAGGACTTCAAACCTGACAGTCTTGTGCATCGATCTGTTGTGCAGGAACTGACCAAGAGAAAGAGCGAACACTAGACCGGTACGGTGTATCCGTACGATGTATCATCCCAAACTGCCCGCTCGACTACTGCGGGCACTGATCAAAGTTACGGGCGGCAAGTCTGCCCAAGACAACAGTAAGAAAATAGGAGCAGAAACAACATTGACAAAGGATAAGGACTGTACTGACTGCGACGAATTAGACATCGCTACTCTACAGAATGCGAACACCGAGCTCAAGACCAAGGTTGACGGGCTGGATCTTCAAGTCAAGGACTTGACTGCGAAGCTCGCTGACTCTGACAAGAAGGTCAAGGAAGCCACCGACGCTCTGAACCTGTACCGCGAAGCTGAGAAGAAAGCCCTCATGGACTCAATCACTCAGCGGAGCCAGTTCAAGGCGGAGGAGCTCAAGGACAAGTCAGTGGAGGACCTCAGGGTCATCCACCTGGCCATCGACAAGGCGAAGCCGCCTGAGGGCACCGTGAAGAATGTTCGCGGCGCAGACGGCGCATCACCCGCACCAAATGTCCTAGTGGACGGTCGCATTGACACAACCAAGAGCATCATGGGCAACCCTGTCCGGCAAGCGGACGGCTCCATCAAATGGGTGGTTAAGTAGCCATGCCATACGTTGTACCCGCAGAAGCAGGCGCCGTCCTAACGCCTGACAAAATCATCTACGAAGAACTCCGTATCAAGACCATCGACACAGGCTACGCTCGCCCAGGAGCCATCGTTGTACGCGACACCGACGACGACCACTGCAAAGTCGGCGCATCAGGCGACGCAGGGATCTACGGATTCATCGCCAAGGAACCCACCCTCAGCGTTGTCACGGACTTCACGACTGAGGCTTGCGTGCGCATCGGCCACGGCGCCGGTGCCGTAGTTGCCCTACCATGGGATAACACCCTGGCAGTAACGAAAGGCGACGCACTCTATGTCGGCGCACATGGGAAAGTCTTCAAAGCTGCTGGCACTGACATCACGAAGATCGTTGGCTGGGCTGAGAAGAGCAAGGCTATCAGTACCTCTGGTTTGCTCCTGGTAAGGTTGGCGAAGTAATCATGCAACCACTACAGTTCGTTGGACTCGACCAAGTGCAGATTACTCCGGAGCAGTACCAACTCATCCAGGAAGCCGTCATCACTGCGGCTCGCAAGCCACTCGTAGGCAGACAAGTGATGCCTAGGCGCGAACTCGGCGACTACGGAATCACGGAAGTCAAGCATTGGACACAGACTGACATGAACGCGGCCGCCATCGGGATGGCTGCGATCCAAGGCAACGCCGACGTCGTAGGCTTGACGACGGGCGCCCTGGGAATACCTGTGCTCTGGAAAGACTTCATGATCTTCGCTCGAGATCTCGCTGCGTCTCAACGGTTCGGCATACCGCTCGACACCAGTTTCGCATCTGAGGCTGGCAGGCGAGTCGCTGAACTTGAGGAGCTCTTGATCTGGGAAGGCACGCAAGGCTTTGTCGGATTCATGGGATCCGTCGGCCACGGAACTGAAGCAAGCGCTGGAGCATGGAGCACCGCCGCGAACGCCTACAAGGACATCATGGATACAGTCGCCGACCTAGAAACTGCAGGCTACAGTGGAAGACCCACGCTCATCGTCACGCCGGCGCAGAAGGCAGACATGCGACTCCACATCGGAACCACATCAGACACTGTGCTTGAGAAGGCGCAGGAGCTCTGCGATGTGGCCACATGTCACTTCTTCGCTGACAACGCGAGCGCCCTCATGGTCGTCCCTGACCCTGAGAACTTCGAGTTGCAGATCGCTCAGAACGTGGTTACGCATCCGGCGCAGCTGCCGACTGGCGACTGGTTCTTCAGAGTCTACGAGGCGCTGATTCCGCAGTTCAAACGCGTCACCAGCATCTACGAGATCACTGGAATCACAGTCTAAACGCGAATCCGCTGCGCCATAAGAGCGCTCGGTGTATCCTCCCTTAGGCCCCACTTCTCTTCCGGGGCATTCCTGATAATTCGTGATTCATCATGCGGGAGAAGCTCATAACCTACGATGCGGGCACCCGCGACCTAATCATCTACGAGGATTCAAACCCCAGCATCTTCGGCTGGCTTGAAGTCAAACTACGGCCTGAGAAGTATCGACGTGATCTGCCGCATCGGGCTTTCACGATGCCCTGCCGCCCCGTCTGCGGCCTCGACTTGAGACGAGTCCGATTCACCTGCCTATTCACCTGCAAACTGCGCAGGATCCACGCGGGTAAGATGCCGGTGATGAATGAGTTGGCGGACATCTACACTCTAATGATCATGAAGCAGCGCCGTCTCGAGCGGTTGAAGGCCTTCGTGCTGAATAAGCTGCTGCCGATCTGCGAGTGGGCCGCAAGTTACTGAAAAGGTGAAAAAGAAACATGGCTGCATGGACAACCTCAACGGAAGTCAAGCAGTACGCGCTTGTCAAGTGGGACAGCCTGAACTATCTGACAAGCCCGCCAACGCCCTTCGCGAACGAAGCGGCGTTCGACACATTCCTAACCAACACGCTGATTCCGCGAGCGCAGCGCCACATCAACACCTTCTGCAAGCGAGACTTCGACGCGGACTATCCAAGCGGGGTACCCGAAGACATCAAAGACGTGTGCGCTCGTGCGGTGGCCAACATGATTCAGTACATGGTCATGAACAAGATGGGGCCGCTCATTCGGACGGGGGACTACCAGATCACAGTTCCTAAACAAGCGGTGCTCACTGGCGAATTGAAAGACGATCTCGCAGCCTACGTGAAGACGACGGATCCAGTTTTTTACGAGCAGTCCATCGAGTGAGCCTGGATATGCCGTCCTGGTCATGCAAGATCGTAGCGGATACGGTCACGCCGAAACTTCGGGCTTTCGTCAAAAATATCGAGCCTGATGTGGAGAAGGAATTCGATGCTGTCGGCTCAGAGATGATTGTTTTTGCGCGACCCCTTGCGCCTGTCGAAACGGGTGCATTGAGAGACAGCATCTATGCGCGGGCGAGCGGGTTCGAACTGGAGTTTGGTAACGCCGTGGATTACGGAGGGTACCAGGAATTCGGCACAAGATTCCAACTTGGCACGCCCCACATTCGCCCGACCTTAGACGCGTTTTCACAGAGGATCCTGGATGCCCTTCTTGTCGGTGCGATGAACGCGCTGGATGTCTGAGGAAAAGCGTGAGGATGATAGAAGAGTATGCCATCAACTTACCCACGTCGTGATGCTAAAGACGCATTCAAAGCCATCCTAGACGCTGCCTCGCTTGGTGTTCCAGTGTTTCGGGACTTGCCGCTTGGTGAGGGCGCCCCGGTGCCCAGCGTTGTCCTGACTCTTGTGAGTGGCGGCAGCCGAAGCGGCGCTATCGGTCTCCAAGAGTTCAGCAGTCTGCGTGCCTTGGAGGAGCGCCATCGGATCCAGATCGACTGCTATCATAGTGACAAAGTCGAATGTGATGCGGTCGCTGACAAGGTAGAACAAACCATCGTGGACCATGAGGCCACCTTATGCTCCATGTATGGTATCGAGAACGTGGAGAAGTCAGACGATTCCGATGTGGCCCCGCAGAATGAGTTCGCTCGGGAATGCCGGGTCCGAATGGACTTCGGCTTCATCATGTACCGCGCCGTGGCGTAGCGGTGTGGTTTCTCAGGGTCATGGCCCTAACGGCTTCGAGTCGGGGGCTTTGATGAAATAAAGTAGGAGATGGAAAAATGGTAGAAAGAACAGAAACCGTGACCTCATCGAAGCAGACAGTCGTCACCGCAGCCACGGAGAAGAAGTACATCACCTTCGAAGCAATCGTCAGCACAGACAATACAATCGTTCTAGGAGACCTGGCAGACATACTCTACGTGAAACTTTGCAAGAAATCTGACGGTGCAGATGTCACCTGTACAGAAGCGACAAACGTTGTCACCGTGACTCAAGCCGCAACTACAGATGTGCCAGTCGTTGGCTTCGCCTACGGAACTTAACGGAGCTGAGCAAGAATGACCAAGTATCTCGGCAAAGACTACGAACTCCGCCTCGCGACCACTGAGGGCGGCCTCGCCAATGCACCGGCGCTATCGCGCTGGGAAAGCATCAATACCAAGACCGGCCAGGGCCGCAAGAAGAGCGGCGTCGGGCTCGGCTCACGTCTTCAGGAAGTCAGCGTGGGTCTCTTGGACTACTCGGGCTCCGCAAGCGGTTGGTACGATGAAACCGCAGCAGGCGGATCCGCCGATGTTCTAACCGCTTTCGGCATGTTCGAGCAGTCAGACGTGACGCCCCTGTATGTGCAGCTGAAGAACAAGAAAACCAATTCGATCATCACACTGAAGAAGTGCACCGGCGACGCAGCGTTGACGGTTGACTCGCCTGAAGGTTTCGCGATGTGGTCATGGGACTTCGACTTCGAGGACATCTCGAAGACCTAGAAACTCCCCACTTTCTTGGGATAAGATTCTGAGATAGACGATTGAGATTGGAGATCCCCGTTCATGTCAGACGCATCACTAGATAGGAAATTCTACGTTAGTTTCGGCGTGGTCATGAGCGTTCAACACGCCGACGTCGAGAGAGTACGCGCCGCCATCCAGGAAAATGGCGCCAAGATTGTTTTTCAGACCATCTCGACGGGGCCACTCTACCTGCTTAGAGGATACCAGGTTGAGGAGATCCTTAGCGGTGACACCTCGCAGTTATGCGAGGTCCACAAGAAGAAGCAAGAACAAAGGAGGTTGGAGAAGAAGTGAGTGAAGAAGAAGGGAGACGACAAGAAAAGCTGGCCACTCGAGCGGCGCATAAACGCCTCGGCGAGATGATTCCAGCAGGCACCGAGTACTCGGAGACCGTGACCGTTCTAGGCACCGACAAGAAGGAGCATCCTGTCAAGGTCTATCCGCTCTCGGACGAGGCCCTGAGAGATGTACTGGTGGAGGCCGGGGCTGAGTTAGCAGACATTGGGGACCGGAAGAAGATTGTTTCAAACCTGAAGCTGTTGCAACTCGTAGCGAGCAAGGCTTCTCATGACCCTGACATCTGCAAGTATCTGATGCCTCTGCAGAGTCTGCCGATCGCGTTGAAGGCGTTTGAGCTCAGCGGGTTGACGGAAGGCCCAAAACCCGAATCGAGGCCTTCGTAGACGGCATCTATTCAGGCCCGATCGAGATTCTCATCACATATTTCCACTTGAGCCTCCGCGAGGTGGCTGAACTCACCCCTCTACAGCGGCAGTGGTACTTGGCGATTTACGCGAAACAGCATCCACAATCATAGGTGAAAAAGAATGTCCACACGTTCGCTTGGAAATGTTGTTGTGGCCATCAAGGCCGTAGACCAAGCTTCCTCGGTAATGGATAAGATTCGAGCTTCAACTAGCCTACTCGGTTCTACATTTCAGAGCATGGGCGGCGCCATTGGCAGCGTCGGCGATGTGATGCAGGGCTTCGCCGCAGGCGGAGTCGCAGGCGCAGCCGCCGCGGCTATTGGGGAGGTAGCGCAGGGCCTCAAGTGGGCAGTAGGAGAGGCCAGTGAAGCGGAGCAAGCGATCAAGAACCTCTCGGTTGCGGTTGAGAAGTCAGGCACCGCTTGGGATTCCGTGAAGGAAGGTACGACTGCTGCGCTCTCTCAACTGCAGAAGTTCACCGTCTACTCAGACGAGCA